TGCACAACAGCGAAAACATTAAGGCAGAGCTTGGCAGCTACAAGTGGCGGAAGGACAAGAACGACAACGTGCTGGAGGAACCGGTTAAGATGCATGACCACATACTCGACGCATTGCGTTACGCCGTTTTCACCCACTTCGGCAAGCCTAAAATCGTGTTCGCCGATGCGGCCTATTGAGTTTCTTTATACATCATTGACCAATACCTACAAGGCTTAAAAATAACTTTACAAAAAATAAAATATTGGGAATATTCAACAATAAGCTTAAAGCATTGCAGCAGCAGATGAACACGGTTTTAAACCGCACAATTAATGCCGCTGCCATGTACCGAAGGGATGTTCTTTATGACCGAATTGTTTTGTATATTGAACAAAAAACAACACCATGTTACCCTTCAACATTTCAATCAGCTACGAGTGGCACACCATCGAAAGCGACCTGACCAAGTGCGCCCTTTGCGATTCCATCATGGTGGGCGAAATGGTGCAACAGGTGGTGTTTGTGAATTTCGAGCCGATTTATACTAAAGTTAAACTTTGCACAAGCTGCTATGACGCAACAGGAGAAGAACAATTACCTACTTAGATTCAAACGCTTCCAGCAAAGCCGGGAGCGGTTATTTGCGCCAAAAATATTTAAGGCAATACGCAGCCAATACAACACAGTCATACAACATGCCAAAGCCGAAGGGCTGGAGGCGTCATTGAACAGGATTGACACAACACCGATATCTACCACACTAAAGGAATTATACACCGACGCAGCCACCATCTACGGCGCAAAGGTGAGGGCCGACCTGCAAAGGCAGAAGGCACGCATGCCGATGGGATTCAGTGAGGCCGTGAGGGCAATGATTGAAGCATATTACAAAACAGACATACTGAACACTTCGCAGGGCATAACCGACACGACAAAGGACCTGATACGTGAAGTGTTCAGCAACGCCTACGAGATTGGCTTGGGCATTGACGACATCATTGTGCAACTCGAAAACACGGAGCTTAGCCGCATTCGTGCAAGGCTTATCGCAAGGACTGAAACGGTGACGGCTGCCAACCAGGGCGCCATGTTCGTGGGTAGCCAGTCGGGATACCCGCTTAACAAGGAATGGCTGGCGGCGATTGACAACCGTACAAGGCGGGATCATGCAGCGGTTAACGGCATCGTGATTCCATTTGCGGATTACTTCGATGTAAACGGTTACAAAATGATGCAGCCTGGCGACCGTGGAGGGCGTGACGGCAACCTGAAAACACCGGCAAAGGAGGTTTGCAATTGCAGGTGTACGGTGCTGATGATACCGGTGACGGGTGTAGGCAGTTTGCAGCCTGTAATTACAAGACCATCAATTAAGCCTTTACCATTTACGGGAACGAAAGAAGATGCAAAAGCAGACATTAAAGCCCTATTTAAAGAAAAGTATGGAATGGATATAAAGTCTGTTAATTTCCATGATGATATGCCAATTGATAAAATTAATAGATACGGCAAAAAAATTGAAGAATTAACAAACGATTACAACATACCTGATTTTGTAAAGCAATCTACACCAGAAATAGAGTTTAAATCAACAGCATCAACTTATGGTTCTGTTTCAAGTTTTAACTTTGGCAAATCAATATTAAAGGTTAATTTTGGGCATAGTACAGATACTACAAGAGGTTTGCCAGAAAGGGTAACACTATTTTCTAATATAAAAGAAATTAGGTTTGCAGGAAAGTCAAGAACTGATAGCGATAAAGAGGAGCTAGCGACATTGGTTCATGAATTTGCTCATTTTATCAGTACAGACAGGCAAACCGCACATGGTGCAATGGATGCTTCTATACCTGCATTTTGGAAGGAAGCAAAGTCATTAAAAAATAAGTATTCTAGAGAAGTAAAACCTCTTATAAGCTACTATAGCCAAGAAAGTATAGAAGATAGATCCAAAAAGTTAAACGAATTTTATTTGGGCGACTATGCAAGTACAAAATTGAATGAGTTTATGGCGGAGGCATTTACAGAATACAAATTAAAAACAAACCCTTCTAAGTATGCAAAACTTATGGGTGAACTTATAGATAAATACTTTAAAAATAAATAATGGAAGCAGTTAAGTTGATATGTTCATCATGTAAGCACTTTGACAGGGCAGACGGTAACTGTATAGCCTTTCCCGACGGCATACCAGATGAAATATTGAGTGGTGAAAACGACCACTCCGAGCCGTTGCCCGGCCAAGGCAATGACATTGTGTTTGAGCCTGTTGAATAAAAAACTACCTCCCCTCAAAATATTTCTGCAATGCCTCGATGATTACGGCGTGCATTGAAATTTCCTTTTCCATCGCTTCCATTTGCAACAATGGTTTAAGCGGTCCAAGCCTCACCGGGTACGGGTTGTGTTTCTCGTAATTTCTGCGGTTGTGTTCCTGCTTGGTGAATGTTCCTGCCTGGTTCATGCGGTTAGCTTTGTTTGTATAAAGATAAGTTAAAAAAACTATTCCTTAGTTAATTTTACGCTTAATTATTAGCGTATGAAAGAGGTGATCAACAAGTCGGCATTGCAACTAACCGCATCCATAAAGGATATGGACATAAAGCAGGGCATTGTAACCGGTTATGCGGCCTCGTTCAACACGTTGGATTCGGACGGCGACATCATAACACCGGGGGCGTTCGCAAAGACCATCAGCGACCAAGGCCCCGACAGTGTGCAACCGAGAATCAAGCACCTTTTGAACCACAACACTTCGCAGCCATTGGGCAAACCGCTAATCCTCAAGGAGGATGCAACGGGCCTGTATTACGAAAGCAAGATTGGCAGCAATGACGTGGCGGTTGACTTCATGAAGATGGTGGACAGCGGATTGATAACCGAGCATTCGATCGGATTCAGCACCATCCAAAGGCAAAGCAACCAAGACGGCACAACGCTTTTAAAGGAATTGAAGTTGTGGGAGTTTTCCTCACTCACGGCATGGGGTGCAAACCAGTTCACGCCGCTGATTGGCGTAAAGGAATTGCCCAACATCAAGAACCGCATCGAAAGGCTTTTATCAGCCTGCAAAAGCGGCACATTTACCGACACCACATTTACATTTTTGGAGCAAGAGCTCCTATATCTACAAAAAGCATTCACCGATATTTCCACACAGCCGGAGCCGATAGTGGCCGCCATTGTGCCGGAGCCAGTTCATGATTTTGCAGACGCTATTAAAAGTTTCACATCATCATTAATTTAAAAAATTCTTAAGCAATGACTAAAGAAGAATTACTGGTTCAGCTGAACGAAATGAAATCAGCATTGGCCACCTCACTGGAGGAAAAAAGCGGCAAGAACATTGACGCAAAACTAGAGGCGGTAAACGCATCTATTGAAGAATTGAAAGGCGCAAAGCCGGAAGTTACAGCCGACGAATTGAAGGCGGTACAGTCAGACCTTGCAGCCACAATAAAAGCATTTGACTTGTTTCAGGTGAACGGCAAGGGCAAGAAGGCAGAAGCGAAAACAAAATCATTCGGTGACGCATTGGGCGAGGCTTTGGTGAAGTTCGGCGACAAGCTGAAAAGCTACAAGAACGACCGCCAACCCATCAACATGGAGTTAAAGGCAGTGGGCAACATGGTTGCAGGTTCCTTGACCATTTCGGGCACAAGCACCTTCGCAGGGGCTGATTACCTGGGACTTGGAAGAAAGCCATACGAAGCGGTTCACGTTAGAAATATACCCGGTATCAACCTGGTTCCCATCATGAGCGATTCGGCTTTTGTAATCAGGGATGCATCAGGCGAAGGCGGACCAACTGCCACAGCAATGGGCGGATCTAAGCCGCAGTCTGACCGTGACTACGTGAAGTTAATCGTACCGGTTACCAAGATTGCACATTACTTCAAGATACCGGAGGAAATGCTGGAAGATAATGCTTGGTTGCAGAACGAAATCACAGCCATCGGCGTTGAGGAATTAATGGCGAAAGAGGATGATTTGTTGCTTAACCAGAGTGCAGGAAGCGGATTGTTTGCAGGTCTTACACAGACATTGAACAGCACCGCATTTGCAGCACCAACAGCATTAGCATTGGGTATCAAGACACCGAACAAATACGACGTTCTTGTGGCCGCTTGGACGCAGCTTCAGACTTTGAAGTCTACTGCCACAGCCATATTGGTTAACCCGCAGGATTATGCGAGCATGATCTTGGGCAAGAGCACCACAGGCGAATATCTGTTTGGCGCACCAAATGCATCCATCCCGAATGTTGGCGGCATCCCTGTCATCCCTTCCAATAATGTGACTGTTGACAAGTTCATCATAGGTGACTTCTCAAAGGTGAAACTTGGACAGCGTGCAGGAGTATCGGTTAGGTTCTACGACCAGAACGAGGACGACGCCATCAAGAACATGGTTACCGTTGTGATCGAGGAAAGACTGACTATGGTTGTTGATCGTGCCGACCGCTTTGTTTACGGCGACTTCAGCGATGCAGTTACCGCTTTGACAGCAGCATAATTGAGTTGACATCGTATTGTTGACGGCAACGAAACGATAATGATAAATAAGAAAGCCCCACGACTTGAAATCGGAGGGGCTTTCTTTATACACATAACAACATCAATAACGCATTAAAAAAATCATTTTTGTTCAATGAAAATAATCAAAGATTTCACATGTTCGGTTACGGACAAACGCTGGAAAGCTGGCGAAGAGTACATAGGCGAAAGGGCGCAGGAATTGGCAGATAAAGGGCTGTTAGACACCAACGCATTGGTTGACGCTTTTGAGTTGGAAGAAACGCCCGAGAAAGCACCACAGGCACCGCAGGAAAAGCTTTCCATTTCCCCCATCAAGAAGAAAAAAATCAGCAAATGAGATTCAACGCTGTAATAGACACGCTGTTTAGTGATGAAGCCGAAGAGGAACTGTTGACGCTTGCCGAAGTGAAAAACTTTTGCCGAATTGACCTGGTGAATGACGATGCAATCATCGGCGACCTTATCAAGGCGGCACGTGAGATCGTGGAGGAATATTGCTGCGTATCATTGTTGGCAAGAACTATTACTGCAACGCTTCAGAACGAATTGGGGGGCATTTCTATCCCTTATGGTCCAGTTGTAAGCGTTACAAGCATAACGGACGAAAACGGGGCCGTAATTGATTCAGATTCCTACGTGCTAACGGGTAACAACTTCAAGTCCATAAAAACACCGTTCGACGGTCTTATCACAGTAGTGTATGATGCAGGGTACAGCAACCTGCTGAAGCATTACAAAGACGCCATGTTGAACCAGGTGGATTACATGTACAACAACAGGGGCAGCCAAGACACGGAGGCAATGAGCACAAAAGCGAAATTCATTTTACAACGTTTAAGGAGGGTGGACTGATGGACAAACAAATAGCAAAACAATTAAGGGAAATATCCGACATGCTGCCAATGGTGTTTGAGTGGGAACACGAAACCGTATTGTGGACGGGGGCAGACCTTAACCTGACACCATACGGGGATAAAATCAGGTTTGAGCCTGACAAACTATACCCGTTGCAGGTTCCCGTAATGCGGGCAGTTGAACACAGGCAGCAGGTAAAGGACGCCTTCAAGCGTGACGGCATGAAGGGCGTTAATATGTACATCCAAAAAGTGGTAAGGGAATGATAAAAACATCTGAACTAAATAGGCGGGTTGAGATTGTAAAATTCAACAACGTGTTGGACGAAGGTGGCGGCGCTTCCATCGTGGAGGCGGAATCATACAGCATGTGGGCAAAGGTGGAGGACAGGACGGCGGCAATGAACACCGAACACGCGCACACCGCATGGGGTTATGAATACAGGATAACCTTGCGTTACGACAAGGACAAGAAGATAAAGACGGATATGTACATCAGGTATGACGGGCGCACAATGGCCATCACTTCCATGTCCATCAACGGCGAGGGGAACAGGGCTTTTGTTATTCTAAAATGCACCACAACGGAAAATAGCTTATGATTGGAAACCTGCCAGACGCCGAGCCTTTGGACGGCACCGAATACATCGCCATCATGCAGAACGGCGTGGAGGTGAAGGTCCCGCTTTACAAGGTATTGGATCTTACGCCGCCAGCCATATCCACAGCGGTAACGCTTACGGCAACCGTTGTTGATTCATACAGCATTGACCTGTCATGGACGGGCAGCGCAGGCGGACCGGATACATACACGCTCGAATGGTGCCGGGAAAACGATGGGGCATGGATTGGCATTTATTCGGGAACGGATACCGATTTTTCGGACACCGACCTTTACCCAGAAGAAACATATTACTACCGTATCAGCATAACAGAATCGGGGCTTTTGCCATCCGATTGGGCATTTGCTAACGCCACAACCGACGCACTGCCATGAGTTTCAAAATAGAAGTCACCAACCTTAAGGAATTGCAGGGCAAGATGCAAAAAATGAGCGAGGACGCACAGCGCAAGCTGAAGGACGAGATGAACAGATTTGCGGACAACACGGTGACCGAAGCAAAACGCCTGGCACCTGTTGACGAGGGGTTGCTTAGAAATAGCATATCGGCAAACAAGGTTACCACCATATCAAAGACCATGGTTGTAGAAGTGATTGTGGCGGCTGATTATGCGGCCTATGTGGAGTTTGGCACAAGGAGATTTGCAGCCGCTTATGTGGCCACATTGCCGCCCGAATGGCAGGAGTTCGCCGCAAAATTCAAGGGCAAGGGCGGCGGGACTTTTGAGGAGTTTGTGCAAAGGATCATGGCATGGGTTGAGCGCAAAGGGATAGGCGCCATGCAAACGAAATCGGGCAACAGGTCAAATTCGGCGGCGTCATATGACCAGATGCAACAGGCGGCGTATTCCATTGCATTGAACATAATACAGAACGGCATCAAGCCGCACCCGTTCCTGTACCCAGCCGTGGAGAACAACAAGAAAATATTTATAGACAACATTAAAAAGGAACTGCAATGAGGGACGTGAACTATTCTTTGCGCAAGGCGTATTTTTCGGCACTTTCGGGCGTGGAGGTGAACGCCGTGGCCGTGCCCGTATTTTATCAAGAATTGCCAGCAAATTACAACGCTTCAAACTACATCATCATCAACAGCGTGAACAATACCGACAGCAGCACAAAGCACAAATCGGACGTCATCAGCAGCGTATCGGTAACGATATACACCAGTGCACTGGCAAGCAATGCCGGAAAGATAGCCGACGACATGGCATCGCAGGTGATGAGTATCATTTACCCCGACGGGCAAACAAGGCTTATCTTGGATTATGCAGACGGATTGCAGCTAATCAGCACAAGGCTTTCAGGCGACAACACGATGAACTACGGAATAAGGAACGAACGGAAATTCATTGACCGCACGCTGATATTCAAGCATCATATTTTCATCGGTTAGCCGTTCTTTATACAAGTCAAACGGCTAAACAATAACAATCAATTTACTTTTACAATTCGTTATTTACACTAATAAAAATTTATAATAAATGGCAGAAAGAAAAGTGGTAGGAACAGATGTGCTTTTGTTCCTTGACCTTGCAGGCGGTACGGCTTACGACCTTGTTGTATGCCTCACAAACAACACATACAACGCAACCGTTCAGGAGATTGACGCAAAGAGCAAATGCGGACCCGACAAGTTGCCCGGAACGGTATCGTTTGAGGCTAGCTTCGAAGGGCAAATCATCCTTTCACCGGAAACCGACAGGGTGGGAATTGCGGCATTGTACACAGCGTTAACAGGCAAGACAACCGTAGGTTGGAAAATCGGAAAGGTTACACCCGTAACTGGCGACGTTAGCTATACCGGCACGGCCTTCATATCCAAACTTGACCAGAGTTTTGGCGAAGATGCACCGAGCA